CGTCGAGCGTCAGCTGCATGGCCTCTTGCGCCTTGCCCTGCGACTCCAGATCTCGAATGTGGCGGTAGGTGTCGGCCGAGATGAAGTTGTAGGCCTGGTTGTGCTTTGCGGCCCAGGCGGCGACGCCGCCGCTCATCTCCGACAACCCCTTGACGGTTTCCTCGGCTGACTGGCCGGTGACCTTGCGCAGCACGGTGGTTGCGGCCGCCGCAGACTGCATCGTCCGCCCGACGAAAACACCTGAGTCAATCACCGCCTGCAGGTTCTCGCGCACGCCACCGATGGCCGCGTTCTGGCTGGTGGCGATCTGGGAGCCCAACTGCAGAACCTGGCCATAGGTGGTGCCGATGGCGTTGCCCGAAAGCTCGGTCGCACGCTGAAAGTCCCGCACGTCCGCGGTGGCGGACACGTAGGCGCCGCCAACCGTGCCTACCACGGCCGCCAGTGCCCCGAAGGCAACCACGGCCGGCGTCACCAGGCTGGCCAGCGCCTTCATCGCGTTGCCGATGCCCCCGAACATGTCGCGCAACTGGCCGCCCTGTTGCAACAAGACGGTGAATGGGCTCTGGCCCGTGGCCAACCCGGTGACGATGTCGGTGATCTGCGGGCCGATCTGACGCATGGCAGCCGCTTGCGCCTTCGACATCGTCTCGATGTCCTTCGTGGTCTGCTGCGCCGACACCCCCAGGCCACTGAAAGCGCCCTTAGCAGAGACGGCCTTCTGCATGCGCTCCGCTTCGGCCGCCAGCCGCCCTGCGCGCGCGGCCATCTCTGCGAAGTTGGCGCCGGCCTGCAGAGCACTGCTGCCGGCCGACGTCGCCGCCGCACCGGCGCCGCCCAGCTGCTGTTGCATGCCGGTGAGGGCCGCGGCCACCGCCGGTGTGCCTTCTACCGTCAGCCGCAAGCCGGCTTCGATCTTGTTGCTGCCGCTCATGGCATCACTCCTGTCGGGGGGTCATCAGTTCTGCAGCGCGCGCAGCAGGCCCTGGAACTGCTCAGCGTTGCCCCACTGGCCGGCACGGGCGGCCAGCAGCTGTGAACGCAAGGCGCTGCGGTCGCGGCGCTCGGCGGCCTGTACATAGGCCTCGAACTGGTTCAGCGTGTAGTCCAGGATCTCGGCGTGGCTGTGTCCGTGGGCGATCAGCAGCGCAAACAACACGGCCCAGCCGGGCGCATCGCCATCGGCTGGGCCGCTGCGGTTGGTCGCAGTGCTCAAGCCGTGGTGATGGCGTCCTTCGCGCTGCGGACGGCCGCGAAGGCCTTCTGCATGCCCGGCAAGGCCCGGGAAAAAAAATCCACGTTGACCACGATCACCTCGCAGGCCAGTGCGACCAGGCGATCGATGTAGAGATCCCCCACCCAGTCCGCCGACATGCCAGTGGCCTCGGCCACCAGCTCGATGACCGTATCGCCGTCGCGCTCGATCAGGGCCAGCACAACCGGCCCGATCGCCATACCGATCAGCGACTCGGCCTGGTCTTCCGCCGTCTCACCGCTGCTGACCTGGGCCTGCACGGCGGCGATCATCTCGCCGGCGGATTTCACGGCCTGGAGTCCGCCCCCCATGATCCGGTTCACCATCGGCGCCACCACGGGCAGCCGGCGAACCTTGAACGGCTGCACGGTCACCTCGACGCCGTCGACGGCGAGCGTGGACGTCTTCGGCGCGATGAAGTCGAAGCTCATGGTGCGCTACCTCAGCTCGGGCGGTGGATGGCGTAGAACTGACCGCCGGCATCGCTGGCCTGGCGGGTGTCGTCCTTCAACACGCCGCCCTTGAGGGTGTAGGTGCCGGCGTCTTCGGTGATCCAGTCCTGGTCGTTCTCACCGTCGAAGCGGATCCGATAGGCCTCCAGCGCCACGCGCTTGCCGTCGACCGAGTTCGTGCCGGCGAAGGTCAGCAGGTATTCCGAGTCCGAGGCCTTCAGTGCGCCCAAGGTGCGGTACGCGTTGCCCGCCGGCGCGGTCACCTTGAAAGGCTGCACGTAGGCGCCGCCGGTGGTGATGTCCTTGAACTTGATCGTGCCCGCGACAAGGTCCACGTCGTACTGGCTCGCTGCCAGGGTCTTGGGCGTGCCGCTGCTGTCCACCACGCTGGTGATGGAGACATAGTTCTTGCCGGGCAAACGCACCACCTGGTTGACCTCAACCGTCGGGGCAGCCCAGCTGGCCAGCGCTTGTGCGGCCGCGACATCCGTCCAGGTGCCGCCGGTCAGCAGAGCGAGCAGCTGGTCGTGCAGCGTCTTGCAGGTGATCTCCACCCCGCCAGTCTTCGACTGTGCCCAACGGAATGCCGTGCCACGAGACACGTCGCGCGAGGTGTTCATCTCGGCGCTCGGCGACTTGGTGGAGAGCTTCAGCGCAGAGGCTTCGCCCATGTCCCAACCGGCCGTGGTGACGGCGCCGTTGGCATCGCGCTTGTAGAGGGTGACGACACCGACGCCGCTGAACGGCGCGAAAGAAAGATCCATCGGCATGATGTGCTCCGGGTGAAAGGGATCAGAGGTGCATAGGCACCGAGAAGGCCAACGGGTACAAGCCCTCGTTGGCGCGGTAGTCGGGTCGACCTGGCGCCTGGGAACGGCGCAAGGGGCGATGCAGGCCAGCGGGCGTCCAGCCAGCCAGGGCGCGGTGCACGGCGCTAAGCCAGCGGCCGGCGGCCGCGTTGTGCTCATCGTCCAGCCGCTGCTGGCCAACGTGGCGCACCTTGACCATCACCGTCCAGATCTGGCGGACGAGTTGCGTGGGCGAGGTGTCAGCCTGGGCACGGTCGCCCTGAGGGAAGGCCTCGCCGTCCCACAACACGAAGATGGTCACGCCCGCGGCCGCTCCGGAGGCGGCAAGCTGATCGCGGTCTTCGATCACCATCACGTCCTGCGGCGCGATGTCCAGGCCGAGGGCCGGCAGCTGGTCGCGCAAACGCTCCACCATGCGGGCACCCACGAACAGGTAGTTGTCGATCAGCTCAGGCACAGCCATGACGCGATCACCAGTTGCCGCGCGCGAAGTCGCGGTCGCCGCCGGTCACGATCACCGGCCCCAGGCCCGCCGCGGCGGGCGCCTCAGCCGGCGCGAGCAGGCTGATGGTGCCGTCGGCAATGCGCTTGAGCCATGCGATGGCCGCGTCGTACGCCGCCTTGGCGCGGTCGTCGGCTCGCACAGACATCAGGCGGTAGCGGGCGATGTCGCAGCAGTACACGCGGCACAGCGCCGGCGGCGCGGCCAGCGGGAGGGTCACGCGGCCCACCAGGTAGCCATCAATCTCAGCCGAGGCATCCCCCAGCGCGCGATCGAGCGTGAGGGTGTTGACGGCGCCCAGGCGCGGCACAGCGATGTCGGTGAGCTGGATCATCTCCTGCACCCCGAATCGCTCGGTCATGTCCTGGGCGGTCGCGTACGGCATGACGAGCGGCTTACTCGGCCGCAGCTTCGGCGCTGTCGACCAGGTCGGACGCAGGCACCTCGACCTCGGTCACGACGAGCATCGGCTCGGCCTTGAGGATGTCGATCTCGCCCTTCTTGAAGGCCTTCACGGCCACCACCGAGGGCTCGGCCACCCAGGTGCGGCCGCAACGACGGAACGGGCCCATCGGGCTGCGGCTGGTGATGCGCAGCGCGGGGATCAGTTTGGGGGAAGCGGTGGCCATGTGAGGCTCCAGACGGGTGTTTTAGATTTGGTGCAAGTTCGGGATCTCCGCCCGCCACGTGGGGTGCGGGCGGGCGGATCACCCAGGCGGGTCACCCCGCCTCAGCGCTTCACAGGAGTTCGGGCGCCACGACCACCTGCAGGCGGCCCTTCAGCGTGTTGCTCTCGCCGCCGCTCAGCAGGTCCTTGCTGAACAGGTCGATGGCGGTCTGTTCCAGGTTCGGGCTCACCACGATGTGGGTGCCGCGGATCGCCAGGGGCTTGCCGTTGCGGTCCTTCTGCACGCCCATCGCGGTCAGCGTGGCCTTCACGGCGGCCGCGTCCAGCGTCTGCTTGCTTGCGAAAGCCAGCTGCCAGAAGGGGCTGAAGCCGAAGCCGGCGCGGCCGTCGACGCCCCAGATCAGCTGATCCTGGAAGAACACGTTCGGGTCGGTCGGGTTGAACAGCTTCTTCAGGTCGAAGCTCTGGCGCGGCTGGTAGATCACCGGCTTGAACACCTTCGAAGCGTCCAGGATGTACCAGCCTTCGCCCGCGCCACCCATGAAGTTGCTGGCAACGCCGTCGCCCACCGGGTGGTCAACGTCGAAGAAGTACTGGCCGTCCGGACCCAGCGTGGTGAAGCCGCTCTTGAGCATGCCGAAAGCCTGCTCGCTCGGGAAGCTGGCCACGTTCTGGCCGGTCTGCTCGAACATCGGGCCATAGATGCCGTACATGTCATCCTCGATGTGGATGCGCTTGACGGCATGGGTCTCTTCGAACTGCTTGTTCGCGATCCGGAACTCGCCCTTGCTCAGGTTCTGGATGACGCGGTCGCCCAGCCATTCACGAATGGCACCCATCTGCACCAGGTAGGGTAGATGTTCTCGGCGCCGCCGGAGGGCACCTCCATTGCGATCAGGTTCCAGGGCGTCACCGCACGGGCAAGGCCCGTGTTGAAGCGCATCTGCAGGGTCTGGCTCAGGACGGCCAGGCTGGTGGCGTTGAGGATCATGTGTGATCTCCGAAAGGTAGTTGCGAAGGCCGAAGCCGGGGGTCAGGCGAACTTGACCCAGACGCCGGCGGCGTCCACGGCCCAGACCTTGCCGGCCGCCACACGGGTGTTGCCGCCGTTGGTCTTCGCGACGGTCTGGTTGTCGACCACGAAGCAGTCGTTGCCGACGTCAGCCGCCGTGATCTGGTCGGTCGACGCCGAGTTGGCGAAGGGCCCGAACGTGCCCAGGTGGGCATCGCCACTGACCGCACCGGCGGCGCCGCCCGTGTTGTCCAGACGGTCCTGTGTG